CGCCGTTCGTCACAAGCTCGCGCGCGGGCGGCGCGCAGGGTTCAGTCAGCGCGACCGGGATCGCCGGGCACTGCTCGATCACGACCAAGCGCGACCCGCACGCTGTCAGGGATAGGCTCGCGAGACCAGTCGCGAGCAGCGGGATCATTTTGGAACGCATTGGAGAGGCCCTCGCGGCGGCTGTTGGCCCGGCGGCGGGCCTCGGTCAGGTTACGGTCGAGCTCGGCCATTACGGCCTGCTGGGCGGCCAGCGCCTCGGCGAACCGGGCACCGGCCTCGGCGGTCGCGGACTCCCAGCGCGCGCGCTCCTGCGCCACCCCCCGGTCATGCGCCCAGTCATAGGCGAGCCAGAGGCCGGCCAGGATCAGGACGGAACCGGCCAGATAACCGGCCAGCCGGAGCGTCAGCCAGGGCGGGAACATCAGCCGCCCCCCCGCTGACTCGACGCCGGACGGGTGTCAGCCCGGTAGCCCGCGCCCTTGCAAGCCTGCTCGGTGTGCCAACCGTGATGCACGGCGTGCGAACACCAGATGCGCGCATCCGCGCGCGTGAGCTCAGCCGACCAGAAGCAGGTGCGACAGGGGTCGAGAGAATCAGACACGCTCACCTCGGAAATACACGGACCCAGCCTCGAACACTGCAAGCTCCGGCTGCAGCAACCGGCCATCACGGAACGTCAGGACAGCGAAGCCGCTCGCCCAGTTGTGCGGCGCGGCCTCGGTGTAATTGAACTGCGGCCCGTGGATCTCGGCGAGCGTCCCGGTGTCGACGCCGTAGCGCCTGCCCCGGTAGTCAGCCCATGCGGTGCAACCGAGCTTGTGCAGGTGGCCGTGGACATAGTGGGTGCCGCTCTTGAGCGTGGAGTTGTACGCGGAGTGAATGCCGCCGTTGATCGGGCGGTGCCGAACGACCGTCCAGCCCTCGGTCTCGGCGTTGATGTGCAGCGCCCAGCCGGCGCGCCATCGGGGCAGGTAGTCGAGCAGGGTCGAGCCCGGCAGTCCCTCCGCTTCGGGCGTGTTCGCGCTCCAGTAGTTCTCAAACCTCGCATCATGGTTGCCGATCGTGCGCACCAGTCGCGCCCGGCCTGCAGCTCGCTCGATCTCAGCGCACCTGTCCTGCACGGCGTGCAGCTCGTCCTTGAGGCTCGGCTGCTTCTCCCACATGATCCGCGCGTGTCTCGAGATGCGAGCGCCGTCCAAGATGTCGCCGTTCAAGCACACGATGTCCGGCTTGAACGCCTTGATTGCGCGACACATGGCCTCGTGAGCCGGACTGACCAGCCCCGGCCAGTAGTGGCAATCGCTGGCGACGACGACCGTGCCGTTCCGGACGGTCTCGGTCATGTCGCGCTCGTACTGCTCCGCCCTTGCAGCAGCAACCGCATCCCGAGCCTTGCCCTTTTCGATCATCGGGCCGGCGGGGTTCCTGCTTATGTTCGTCGCTGGCATGGCTATGCCGTGCTTCTCTTCGATGCGCCGACGCCTGGCGTAAATCTGCCGGACGTCTATCTTTAGCGCCTTGGCGACCTTTGCCGCACTTCCAAAGCGCGTCCAAGCCTCGATGATCTGCTCATCGGTCAGGAGTTTCGGCACGAGGCCTCCAAAGGTGGGTCAGTAGGTCGAGCTGGTGAAAAACTGGTGGTACAGGTGCCCTTGCTGGTCGATGAAGGCCTCATCGGACGCGAGCGGGTGCGACTGCATGGTCGCAACGGCATGAGCAAGCTCGTGGAAGAAGACCTGCTCTTTGAGGGTTTGCATCTGCCCCGCTACGATGTCGATGGTCAGGCGGGACGGGTCCCAGATGCCGACGCAGTCCTTGCCGTGCCGCCAGCGATCGCGGCGGACGATGCGCACCCGGACCGTGTGCCCCATGAGCTCGAACCGTTTCGGGATGCGAAAGGGCTGACGCTCGGTGCGGGCAGCCATGGCGGTCAGCGATGCGGCAGCGGCGTCGTGGTCACAGCGCGCAGCGCCAGGTTCGCCATGGAACCGGCCAGCAAGATGCCGGCGGCGACCTGGGGCCCGAGCAGCGTCGTCAGGTGCGCGCCCGACAGCTCGAGGCCGCCCAGGATGGCGAGCGCGATGTTTATCCAGACCGTGCGCGATCGCATGGCACCGCGCAGCCAGTCCGCCGTGGTGATCGGGGTCTCGTCGGTCATACGTGCCTCCGCAGTGTGTCGGCGAGCGCGGCACAGCAGGCCGCGCGATGCGCGCGGATCTCGTCCGCGCGGTAGATGAACTCGGGCTCGAGGATTAGCGCGGTGCAGCGGGTCTGCGCGAGGAACGCAAGCGGCCCCTTTGCCGGGTTCGCCTGATACCACCCGGGCTTGATCCCGCGGCTCGGCTCGAAGAACCGCGCGAGCACCGCCTGTACGTCCGCCGCGAGCACCGCGCCGCGCCGCGAGCCCGGCGCGTAGAGCGTTTCGGACCCGCGGGCCGTCGGCGTCGCGGCGTTAAAGTGCACCTCGACGGCGAGGTCCGTCGGCCGCGCGCGCGCGTTGACCCAGCGGATCTTCGCGCCGAGCTCGCCGGGCGGGACGAGCTGCGCGCCGGGGAGCAGTCGCGAGAGCTCGGCGACCCACTCGCGCGCCTCGAGGTGCTCGACGAAGCCGCGCCACGCCGCGCCGGGAGCCGCCGGTGAGTGGCCGGCGGAGAGGAACAGGCTCACCGACCGCGGTCGAGGACGCGATCTAGCTTGTCCTCGATCGACTGCAACCGCGTCGTCTGATCGGCGAGCCGCGCCTCGATGACCGCGATGCGGCGGTCGGCCTCGGGCTGGATCTTCACCTGCTCGACGGTGGCGATCCGGCGGTTCATCTCGTCGAGCTTCGAGGTCATCGTCGCGCCCCACCAGATCAGGGCGACGACGAGAGAGGCGTCGACGACGAGCGAGCCGAGCGGCACTCGGAACTTCGAGAGATCGGTCGCGTTCATGTCAGCAGTCCTCGGCGTCGGCAAAGAGCGGAGGGCCGGATTGCTCCGGAACCCAGACGCGCATGATCTCGGTGCGAACGACGAGCAGCTCCGGGCCTTCGGCGGACGGGACCGGGACCGAGACCTCGCGCTCCTCGTAGTGCGCCGGGACGACGGACGGCTGCGAGCGCAGCCACTCGTATGCCTCGGCGGTTCCGCCGTGGCCGAGGTAGCCGGAGAACGTCTGCCGCGCGTCCGCGAGCGGCGGCATCCCGGCCTCGCGCGCGGCCTGATCTCGGTAGCCCGCGAGCTCGACGACGCCGTGACCCGCGGCGAACGCGGTCGTGATCGAGGCGATCCGCCAATACTCGACGGCGTGACCGGACGGAAGGGTGACGAGTTTTCGCAGGGCCATCGGTCTTACTCCACGGAGGTCAGGGAAAGGGTGTTTGCCGAGACGGTCGTATTGACGTTCGCCCACGACGTAAACCGGAGCTTGAACGTCTTGCTGGTTGTGCCGCCGCTGGTGTCGGTGTAGGTTCCGGAGCCGCCCGCGCTTTGCTGATAGAATCCGGGCTCAATATCCGCCGGAACCGGCGCGTATCCGACGTGCGAGCCGGTGAAATTGAAGGTGGCGACGTCGGAATAGGAGCCGGTACCGATCTTGCGCGAGAGCACCACGGTAAACGTCGGGTTCTGCTTCGTCTCCGCGTTGTAATCGGCGAGCCCCTGCGTCGTTCCGGGGTAGTCGATGTTCCCGAGAAAATCCAGTGCCATCGTGAGCGTGATGTTCCCGCCGTTGGTCGAGATCGGCCCGAGAATGGCCTCGTTTGCGCTAGTGAGGTTCGTCCCCTGCACGCTGTTCTTGAGCACACCCGCGAGCAGCGCGCCGCCGAAGTAGGCGGTGCCGTTCGTCTTTAGGTAGTACGTCGCGTTTGATTCGGTGCAGTTGGCGAGGTTCGACTGATAAGGCCCATACCACTCGATGAACTGCGACGAGCTGCCGAACGGCGCGCCGGTGACCTTCATGTAGGAGCCGGTCGTGGCAATCGTGCGGCCGTTGGAAACGTCCACCCGGAAGGTGTCGGCGGTGTTTCGGATGACGCCCGCGGTGAGCGTGCCGACGTTCGCCGAGATAGCGTCGAGCGTCGAGACCGAAAGCTTGGCCGCGGTCACCGCGCCGGCCGCGATCTTATTCGCGGTGATCGCGTTCGCGGCAAGTTTGTCGGTGACGACCGCGCCGTCCGCGATGAAGGTCCCGATTACCTCGCCGGGCGCAAGGCGCGGCGCGTAGCCGGTCGGATACTCGCCCTCCTCGACCTGTATGTCGTCGAAGTCGATGGAGCCGTTGGAGCCGCCGCCGACATAAGCGAAGCCGTTGTTGTCGGCCGACGCGCCCGTCCATCGAAGTGCGAACGCGTACCGCTGCCAGTTAGAGGTCAGCGCGGGTTGCGATAGAATGATGTGGTCATTTGGTCCGATATTCCACGCCGTCCACATCACCTGCCCGATTACGCCGCCCGATGCGCGCGCGTACCACGAGAACACATACCAGCGACCGGTTCTGAAAATTCCTGAATTGTCGTACTGGCCGTTGTTTGCGAAGTAGAAGCCCTTGGTGGAGTTGTTCGCGTTGAACGAGATACGAAGGAAATTCGCGCCAGTGCGGCCGCCGGAGGTCTGCACACCCCACGAGGTCGCTTCGCCGGAGTTGTCGTATATAAAGAACCCGTCCGGCGTGGTGTTGCTCGACTCAAAACTGCTGTTCCGAACGAGGTTCGATCCGCCGACCGCGACCGCGAGTTTGCTTGCGGTGATAGCACCGGCCTCGATCTTCGCGGCCGTGACAGCGTTCGCCGCTATCTTGTCGGCGACGACTGCGCCCGCCGTGATCTTCGGCGTCGTGACCGCGTTCGCGGCGAGCTCGTTCGCGGTCACGGCATCGGCCGCGATCTTTCCGGCGACAACCGCGCCGGCGGAAATCTTCCCGGCCGTGACAGCGTTCGCCGCTATCTTGTCCGCGATGACCGCGCCGTCGACGATCAGGCTCGAGGCCACCCGCTCGTCGAGCCGCACGTCGGCGATCTGCATCTCGCCGCCCGCGTTCTCCCAATTCAGAATGAATGACGGAGCGACGAACTTCGTGTCGCCGTGTAGCTCCCAACCGTTCGGCGCGCCCGCGCCTACGATGAACTCGGCGCGATTCCACCCGCCGGCCGCGGTAGCGGGCTGCGCCCATACATAGAACTCGTGGCCGTTGTTGCCGCCTACAAGCGTCCCGTCGCCGCGCCGCTGCTGAACCGTCGCGTACGAGTAGGTCGCGGACGTGCCGGAGGCGACACGCCACCAGAACGAGAAGCGGTACTGCTTGGTGCGATCGACCGGGATCGACTTTTGCCCGTTGCCGCCGGGATGCCACGCGAGCGTGCGAGCCTGACTACCAGCCGGGCAGAACGCGACCTTGCGCCCAGCCGGCGCATCGGAAATCGCCTTGAAGCTTGCGAGAGTACCGCCCCACGTGACGGCCCAGCTCGACTCGTCCTCGAAGGTCGGGTCTGGCATAAGTGACGCGCCGGGATTCGCGAGCACCATCTTGCCGGCCGTCACCGAATTGGCCGCGAGCTTGTCCGCCTCGACTGCGCTCGCCGCGAGCTTCGCGGTCGTGATCGCGTTCGCCTGGATCTCGTTCGCGCCGATCGCGTTCGCGGCGACTTTCCCGGCGACGACTGCGCCGGCCACGAGCTTCGGCGTGGTGACCGCATTGTCGGCGATCTCGGTCGCGGTGATGGTGCCGGGAAGGATCTCCTCCGGTCGCGGCGAGAAGCCGGACGGGAGCTCGCCCTGCTCAACCTGCGGCGCGCAGATGTCGATAGACGCGCCGGAAGGCATCGTGCTAAACCCGTTGCCGCCGACCTCGAACGAGATATAAAGCGCGCCTTGAGGCGTGAATGCGTTGCTTTCTGGCTGAACCCGCCAGGAATACCGCTGCCAGACGCCATCGACGAGCGGCGGATTGGCGAGCAGGGTCGCCGGACTGAACCCCATGTTCGAGTAGAGGCCGCTCATCGTCCGGCCGACTGCGCCGGCGCCGTTTGAGCGCGCCCAAAACGAAATCACATAGGTTAGACCGGGCGTCCACGAATCCACGCCGGCGCCCGGTACGCCGATATTGTTCGCGGTGTAGAGGCCGAAAGTGTTTCCGACGGTTTCGTTCGCGGTCAGGCGGAAGAAGTTGCCGCCGAACAATCCGCCGGAATTGATGCTCGGCGTAACCGAATGAGCGCCGTTGTTGTAGAGGCCCCACCCAGTCGGATAGCCGCCCGCGTGCGCGCGGAAGGCCGCGTTTCCGAGAAGGTTCCCGCCGCCGACGCCGACATTTAACTGCGACGCGACGACTTGACCGGTGACTTTCGCCGCCGCGATGTCCGCGATCTGCGCGTTGGTCAGCTGGCCCGTCACCTTGGCCGCACCGATAGCGGCGAGCTGCGAGTCGGCGAGCTGGCCGGTCACTTTCGCCGCCGCGAGGTCGGCGATCTGCGCGTTTGTCAGCTGGCCCGTAACCTTGCCCGCGCCGAGCGAGGCGATCTGCGAGTCCGCGAGCTGCCCGGAAATGTCCGCCGCCGGGACCGCCGTCGTCCATGCGCTGCCGGTGTATCGGTAGAGCTTGTCGTCGGTGGTGAGGTACACCATCCGACCCTCGAACAAGTTGGTGCTCGGGAGCGCGGCGACGATCTCGTAGCCGGTCTTATTCTTGGCGAGCGCGAAGGTCGCCTGATAGGTCACGCCGCCGTAGACCGCCGAGAGCGTAAGCGTGCCGGTGTCGCCGGTCATCGCGGTGACGCGGTAGTAGCCTTTCGGCTGGCCCGCGACCGGCGATCCCGTCGCCGTGTTCACCGTGCCGGTTACGCCCGCGCCCTGCACCGCCGAGAGCGTCGCCGACGCCGTGACGTCGGTCGCGCCGTCGCGCACCGTGACGAGGCCATCCGCGTCGGCGAACGACGGGACCGTCCCCTCGGCGAAGGCGAAAAGCTGCACCGCGTCGCGCGAGAGCGAGATCGAGACGGCATTGGTGCCGTTCGTCCCGTTCGTGCCGTTGGTCCCGTTGGTCCCGTTGGTGCCGTTCGTGCCGTTCACGCCCGCGCGCGCCTTGGTGACCGTGAACACCTTGTCGACGGTCACGCCGCCGAAGCTTGCGCGGAAGGTCGCCGTGCCGACGTCCGCCGCCATCGCGGTCGCGGAATAGGCCCCGGTCGTGGCGTTGATCGTCGCGGTGAGGTTGCTCGATGCAAAGAGCGAGAACGTCGCCGAGGTCGTAACGTCGACCGCACCCGCGAGCACCTTGAAGGAGCCCGACGCGCCAGCGAAGGATGCGACCGTGCCGGCCGAGTCCGCCGCAACCGCGACAGCCTCGTTGGTCAGGTAGCCGGTAACGGTCGGCGGACGCGCCGCCGCAGTCGCCGCGCTCGTGGTCGTGGCCGGATGCCACGCCGAAACCGCCCGCTCGAGACGCGAGCGCGCCCAGTAGAACCGTGCGACCTGATCGGCGAGGACGTGCTTGAAGTCCGAGGACCGACCGTCAAACACCTTGACCGCCGTGGTCCGGTCGTTGGTGGTCGAGGCGAAGATCTCGACCGCGTCATAGCTCGCGGGGTCGGTGGGAAGCGTCCAGGAGACGAGCACGAAGCCGTCCTGGGCGACCGCCGTCAGACCCGAGGGCGCAGGCGGGGCGGCCACCGGGTCGGCCGTTGCCGTCTCCGGAGCCGGGATGAACTGGATGCGCTGGGCGGAGCCGGCCAGCGAGCGCGCGGAGATGACCGCCGGGTCGGGGTAGCCCGCCCACGGGTCCTCGTTGTCCGAGTAGCGGTGGTACGGCTCGTTGTCGAGGAAGGTGAGCTTGCCCGACACCTGCGCCGGCTGCGGGATGGTGCCGGTGTTGGCGATGAAGCGGTTCGTCAGATCCGGCGCAGAGACGGCCGAGCCGTCGAGCAGCAGCAGGAACGAGCCCGGGCCGCCTGCGCCGCCCGCGCCCGGGTAGTACATGTTCGGCAGCGGTCCGTGCAGCGACGGAGCAGTCGGGCTGTTGCCGGACAGGTTGATCGTGGCCGATGCGCCGGTCGAGAAGCCGCGCGAAATGACCGCGAGCCCCGCGCCACCCGCCGCCCCCGCCCCGCCCTGCGCGCGCAAGGTCGCCTTGCCGCCGCTCGTGATCTTGCCGCCCGGACCGCCGCCGGTGCCGCGCAGGTCGGTCGGCAGGCCGGTCAGGGTGTTGCCCGAGACCGTGACCTCAAGATAGGGGAACGCGGCGTGCTTGCCCTGCGTGACCGGGACCGGGACGGTCTGCAGCCGGGCGTTGCCGTTGGCGTAGTCCTGCGCGGCGTCGATGCCGTCGAGGCCGCGGCTGTTCCCCACCCAGCCCGGGTTGCCGAGCAGCTGCACGGTCGGACTGGTGTTGTCCGCCACGCCCGCCAGACCGCCGCCGACGCCGTTGATGGTGCCGTTGACGGTCAGGTAGCCGCGGATGCGCAGCTGCACGTTGCCACTGATGTTCAACGTGCAACCTTGAGGAATGGTCAGGTCGCCGTCGTGGTACCAGATGGACCCGGACGCGGTGAGGCTAGAGCCGCCTGTGAGCGTGTAGGAGCCGGTCGCCATCACGCCCCCGGTGATGGTCGCAACCGACGAGAGCGCCGCCCCTGCGGCCGTGTAGAACGCGTTCGGGAGCGCCGTCGTGGCGGTGGTCGGGGAGAGCGCCGAGGCCGGGGACGTCGAGCCGAAGAGCTCGAGCTGCACCGCGCCGGTCTTGTGGTTCACCGAGAGGTTCTGGATCTCGAACGCCCGGTCGATGGACGCACCCGCCCCGGCGTAATCGCGCACCGAGGCGTAGCGCACGCGCACCACGTCGCCGACCTCGAGCCGGTTGAGCGAGTGCAGCACCGTGACGGAGAGCCGCTCGGGTGGCGCGGCGTAGCGGTCGCGCAGGGCGTCGACGAGCTGGTACAGCAGGGAGTCGGTCGCCTTACCGCCGTAGAGGCCCTTGAACTTGAGGTCCAGCGGGTCGGCCTTGCCGTGCGCCGCGGCCGAGCTCGCGTCGATGAGCGCCGTCGTGCGGGTGTAGTCCGAGCCGTTCCAGTTCCAGAAGATCCGGAACACGTTGTGCAGGTCGCCCATATCATGGACGAGCTCGCCCACCTGGACGCTGTTCGACTCGTCGAGGGTGGCGACCGTGGCCGCATCCGAGAGCACGCGCGCGGCGCGGCGCAGGCCCCACGCGCCGTCGGCGTAGACGGGCATGAACACGCCCAGCAGCCGGCAGATCTCCTCCTCGAGGAACTTCTTGCCGTCGGTTTTTTTCAGGCCCTCGAACCGGATGACGACGCCGGCGTTCGCGCCGTCCCACAGGTCGCCACCGATCCCGGTGAAGTCCGACGTCCGGATAAGCGCCGGATCAATGCCGAGGTGCCAGGAGGCCGGCAGCGTCGCGGCCTCGCCGTAGAGCTGGCCGGTCAGAATGGCGTAGGCGATCTTCACCGCCGGCAGCTCGAGGTACACGTGCTCCGTGACCTTTTCGCGCCGCGCGGCAGGCGTCGCGGCGTCGACGTCATAGGCGGCCGCGATCGTGCCCAGGACGCCGCGCGTGCAGCCGGTGAACGTGGTCGCGGTCTTGCCGGTGTACCGGATCACCTCGTCGCGGATCTTCACGTAGCCGACCGTCGCGTTCGCGGCGTCGGTGTACGTGGGGCCGTGGAACACGGTCGTGAAGCCGGCCGTCGAGCTCACCGTCACGGTGGTGTCGGTCGCCGAGAGGGACTGCGCGAGGGTGGTCTCGGTGAGCTCGAAGATGTCCTTCTTCGCCGACCGCTGGATGTCCGCGCAGGAGATCTGATAGCGGCCCTTGTCGAAGGTCGCCTCGGTCACCCGCTGGGTGCCCACCCGCACGAAGTCGGCGAAGGCGAGCCCGGCGTAGCCGAGGAAGAACTCGACCTGCTTGTCGCGCAGGCCAGCCGCGGCGCCGAGCCGCGAGCGGATCTCGTCGGTGAGCGTGCCCGCAAGGTCGGCCACTTGGAACGAGGCCGAGCCGATCTCCGAGCGCCCCTCGATGGGGTTGAGGCGCTGCGAGACGATGCTCGGCTCGATGAGCGCGCCGTCGATGACGGTGCCCGTGAGGCCCGTGATGCCGGTGTGGCTCGTGATGAGGATGGGCGTCGAGAAGTTGATGCGAACGACGAAGCGCGGCTCCTTGACGGAGGCGCTGTTCAGCTCGTTGAAGGCGGCCGGGTCGGTGCGCATCAGACTTCCTCGAGGTCGAAGGAGACGCGCATGGCGTCGTCATTCGGGGTCGCGCCGGTGCCGTCCAGGCGCTCGAAGTTGTAGTTAGCGGTCACGCGCCGCGCGGTGTGGGTGGTGCCCATCGCGGCGACCGTGCCGTAGGGGCTGAAGGTGAACGACTCGCCCGCCTCGACCGAGTGCAGGAACTCGGCGAGCGCCGCGCGCTCGGTGGCGTTGAGCACGAGCGCGATGGCCGACCAGGTGGCCTTGCCGTAGAAGTAAAGCGTCTCGGTCTTGTCTGAAAGCGACCGCTGCGTCTCCGCGCCGACCTTGCGGCCGACACCGAGACCGCCCTCGACGAGGCGCAGGTCGAGGCTGTACTGCGCGCCCGCGGTGTGGCCCGCGATGAGGCTGCGCTTCGCGGTGTAGGTCACTGCGGCCATGCGTCAGGCTCCGGTGATCAGGCCAGCCTGGCGGCTGTTCCCGTTGATGAAGACGACGTCGCGGTTGTTGATCGCGTCGGAGAGCTGGCCGACCAGCCAGTCGGCGGTCTCGCGCGACGAGAACACGCTGCCCTGGATCACCACCTGCGCGATGCGCGGGGCCTGCTCGGCCTGCTGCGCGTTGCCGGCGGGCTGCGGCAGGGCGGGAGACGATCCGATTGAGCCGCCACTGAGGCCGCCCGTCGAGACGTTGCCGGAGCCGCCCGGCTTGGTCGCCTTGATCTTGGCGATCTGGATAGCGCCGGACACGGCGACCTTGGCAGCCGCAGCGAGGTTCGCGGGGAAGGGCAGCTTGAGCGCCTCGGTGACGCCCTGCGCCGTGTTGATGATGGCGTTCGCGATGGCGAAGCCCTGCTGGACCTTGAAGAACTTCGTGCCCGCGCCGCCGAGCGCGGAGAACATCTCGCCCGCGAGGTCGATGATCGAGGAGTTCTTGATGGCTTCGAAGTCCATTTGCTGCAAACCGAAGGCCTGCTGGATGCTCGACTGCAGGTACTGGAAGTCGGTCGCGGTCTGGATGCGCTGCGAGGTGGCGTTCGCGTCGATGCCGGAGAGGATGGACGCGTGGTTCATCGACAGCAGCTCGAGGTTCGAGAAGTGCAGAGCGGTCGTGTCGTATTCGCGCTTGAAGTTCGCCTCGCGCTCGGCCTGATCCTTTGCGCGGATCTCCGCCGGGGTGAGCGCACGCTGGCCGCCCTTCCCGCCACCGGCACCACCGCCGCCCAAGTTGGGGACCTGCGGCTGCATGATGTCGACCGGGACCGTCGTGGGGGCGCTGGTCAGGGCCCCGGCCGCAGCCGCCCGCATGGCGTCGATCTCGGCACGCACGCCGCGGATGGCCTGCTCGAGGCCGCGACGGCCGAGCACCACGCCCTGCCCTTCGACGTATCCGAAATTGAAGAACAGCGGGATGGAGTCCCGCGATTCCTGCAGGATCTCGAGCTTGCGCTGCAGCTTCTCGAGCTCGCCGCCGCCGCCCGTCAGGATGCGCAGCGACTTGATCCACTCGTTCGTCTCCCGCAGGAGCGGGACGAGGATGGTGGACGCGAGCGCGGTGAGCTCGATGGCGGTGTTCTTCGCGCCGGTCGTGAGGACGTCGAGCTGGTCGCCCAAGGTGTCGACGTTGGCGATCGACTGCGCCGAGACCGGGCCGCCGATGGCGGAGAGCTGCGCCGCCACCTCCTCGCCGTTGGCTCCCAGGGCGACCAGCGTCGGGATGAGCTCCGCGCCCGAGCGCCCGAAGAGCGCCATCGCGGCGGTGGTGCGCTCGGCGGGGTCCTCGATGGCCGCGATCTTCTGCGCGATGGCCTCGAACTGCTTGTCCGGGGCGAGCGCGAGAATCTGCTGGGCAGAGAGGCCGAGCCGGTCGAGCGCGGCGACCGCTTCCTTGCCGCCCTCCTCCGCGCCCACGAGCGCCTTCTGCATCCGGGCCACGGCCCCGGAGACGCCCTCGAGCGAGCCGCCCGAGAGCGTCGCCGCGAACTGCAGCCGCTGCAGGGCGTCGACCGACATGCCGGTCTTGACTGCGGTGTCGTTCAGCGCGCCGGCGGCCTGCATCGCCTGGGTGACGACCGCCGCCATCGAGAACGTGGCGACGATGCCGCCCAAGTTCTTGAACGCACCGGACAGCGCGGAGACTCCGCTGTCGGTCTTCTTCAGCTCGCCCTTCACGCGGTCGAGCTCGGAGCGCATCTGCGCCGAGTCCGCCGCCATCCGAACGACGAGTGTGCCGATGTCAGCCATGATTCACTCCGCCAACCATCGCGGCGAGGATGCGCCGCTGTTCTTCCACCGACTGGCCGCGCTCGGGCTCGGCCTTGCGCGCCGGGACAAAGTCCTCGACGCGCCAGCTCTTGCCGTTGCGCTTCGGCCCGGCAGCGTTCGCCACCGTCGAGGCCACCATGCCCATCCGCCAGTTCTCCACCTCGAAGCCGAAAGGCTCGAGCTGGAAGAACGCGCCCCAGGTCGTAAACTCGTCGGAGCTCATCCGCTCCTGCAGCTCACCGACCGGGATGCCGAACTGCGCCGCGAGCCGGAACCAGAGCAGCAGCTCCGGCTCGCGTGTCAGTTTTTTTCGGCGGCCTCGTCGGCACCCTTGCCGAGCCCGGACGCCTCGATCACCGCCTTGGCGATCGCGGAGACCGAGGCCCCGTCGAGCGCCGCCACGTCGTCGACCGCGTCGAACAGGCGCACGCCGTCGGCGTCGCAGAGCCCCATCCAAGCGACCCGGTGGTCGGAGACCGGCTCGCCGCCAGCCTCAGCCTCGGCCGCCCACTTCTGCAGCTGGACGCGCTCGGCGCCAGAAAGGCCCCGGACGAAGAGCTCGACGCCCGCCACGGTGATCGGACGGACCGATGCCTTGGCGAGCGTCGAGCTGATCTGTGCCCGCAGGAGATCCCGGGACGCCGGCATTACGGGGTTACCGTCGGCAGCGCGGTCAGCTCGAGCGTGGCGTTGACCACGATCTCGCCGCCCTCAGCCGTGAGGCTGTCGATCTCGAACTTCGTGAAGAAGCCGCGGACCTGCACCTGGTACGCGCCCGGGTCGGGGAGCGTGATGCGGTAATTGTGCTGCGTGCCGGCGAGCAGCCGGGTGCGCATGGCCTCGTGGGTGGTGTCGGCCGGGTCCCAGAGGAGCTTGAGCTCGACGTTCTGCGGGTCGTGCGTGCCGACCATGCGCTCGGGGTAGCTCGAGCCGAGGACGTAGGCGTCCACGACCTTGCGGGCGTATCCCGACCACTTGACCTCCTGAACCTGCGCGACCGCGGCGAACACCTCGGTCGGGGTCGCGCCGTCGCCGGCCGAGAACACCGTGCCGGTGGAAATGTATGCGGGCATCTTCTTTCTCCAGAAAAAAGCCGCCCGAAGGCGGCTGGGTTGCTACGCGCCCGGGCGGGCGATCAACGGAACACGAAATCGAAATCCTGCTGCACGACGCGGAGCGTCCGGTCGCCGTCGGCGTTGGCCTGCTCCTGCTGCTGCACGAGCGTCGCGCGCAGCACGGTCACGCCGGACACCGAGCCCGACCAGCCATCGAGGCCGGTCACGATCGCGGCGGCCACCGGGGCGACCTGCGCCATGGTGTCGCCCACGGTCTCGATCCGGAGCGTCGCCCGCTGCAGCAGCGGAGCGTTGCCGAGCGTGCGCGCCATGCCGGCGCCTGCCGTGCGCGAGACTGCAACCGCCGGCAACGTCGGTTCCTGCACGATGACCTCGCGGTAGACCCGCTGGCCGGCACCCGTGGCGAGCGCCTTCACGCGCGCGATGATGGCGTTCTCGATGCTCATGGATCGACGAGCCTTTCGGTTGCGGTCGAGCGTTGGCGCGCGCGGCCGGCGATGCGGTCGAGCGCCTGCCCGAGGATTCGGCGGAACTCCGCCGGGATGCTGTTGCGGGTCGCGTCCCAGGCGGGGCCGAGGAACGGTCGAGCGCCTACCTTGCGCGCGGCGCGGCCCTTGGCCGTGAAGCCGAACTCGACCAGGTGCCCGTAGAAGATGCCCTTCCGGCGGCGTTGGTAGTACAGGTTGTGCAGCGCAAGGCCGCGGCGGTCCTTCTTCTTCGGGCCGACCTGCACCTGCACCGTCTCGCCCGCCTTGGGCGTCACGGTCACGATCTTGATCGCCTGCGCAAGGCCGCCCGAGCGCGACGAGCGCTGAGCGTTCGCCACAGCCTGCCGCCGCAGCGGCAGCAGCGAGCGGCGCGTGGCGCGCAGCATCAGTTTCTTGCCGGCCACCGCGTCGAGCTCGAGCAGGCGGGCCTCAAGCTCGCGCAAGCCCTCGACCTTGATGTCCGAGACGACGGGCATCAGGTGAACCGCTCGAGCGTCATGATCTGCAGCTCGCGACCGCCAAGGTCCACGTCGACGATCTGCTTGATGTCAAAGAGCCGGGTGCCGAACCGGATGCGGTCCTTCGGCGTCAGGGTCACGCCCGGGATGCCGCGCATCACGATGCGCGTCGAGATGTCCGCCTGGATGTGAGAGGCGGCGAGGTACTCGCGCCCCGACAGCGGCTCGATGCCGGCCCACACGGTCGCAAGCGCCGCCCATGTCTGGACCTGGTCGCCATACGCGTCCGTGCCGTCCGTGGCGCGCTCGACGGTCACCCGGTGGCTGAGGCGGCCAGCCTTCACGCGAACGCCCTGTAATCGGCCAGAAGCATCGACACGGCCATGGGGTACGCGTTGACTATGTTGCCCACGTTCACCGCCTCGCGGTTCTCGTACCAGTGACCGACGAGCAGGCGCATCGCCTGCATCACGGGCTGGGGCACGAGCTCGGGGCCGCCGTACCCGGCGACGAATTCGACCTGCACGGCGCCGAGCTTCTTGGCCGGGGTCGGCCAGGCGAAGCCGTTGCGCGGTGCGATGCGCGGGACGTTGCCTGTCAGGTCGGCCTCCCACTCGGCACTCGACCAGGTCACGAGCGACCCGGCGGTGTCGTAGTAGCGGACGGCCGTCACGGACTGGACTGGGTGCACCGGCAGGGAAAGCGGCTTGCCGGCGGGGAAGTCGTCGACGGTGCCGAGCAGCGTCCGGGTGCACAAGGCGACGCCGGTCTCGGACTCGATGTGCTGGCGCGCGGCCAGGATGAACCCAGCGAGCGCACCGTCGTCGTCGAAGGTGTCGATGCGCAGGTGCGCGCGGGCCTCGGCGAGCGACAGCGGCTCAGCCGTTGGGGGTGTCAGGATGGTGATCTTCACCGGCGGGCACGACGCCGCGCAGGGGCGGGCGCCGCCTCCTCGGCCGGAGCGACAGCGGGAGCCTCCTCGGGCTCGGCCACAGGCTCAGCCGCGCGCGCAGGCGCGTCGGCGTACTCCGCGACCATGGCCTCCTCGACCAGGTGACGGGCAAGCCGCTCGTCGCAGCGCAGCAGGTCGCCGGCCGAGAACGCGCCGAAGGCGCTGTTGCTGCCGGTCGTCTTGAACTTCACGA